GAAACAGGAAATCTAAAAACAAGCATCATCGTGCGAAAGGATACAAAGTGACCACCAATTCAATTTACGCAAATCTCTCAGAGGCATTCCCGCCAGAGATGGAAAGAAATATTTCCAAGAGTGGGACCAATCTTGTTTATATTCCTGTCAGTGAAGTAATCACCAGATTGAACAAGGTCCTTGGTGTCGAAAAATGGTCGTTCACTATTTTGCGTTGCGAGCGAGATGCGATTGACCCAGAATTTGTTGTGGCTCATGTTCGCATCGACTGGCGCATTTCTGACAAAGATGGGTACACACTTGTTTCCCGTGACGGATTCGGTGGTCAGAAAATCAAGCGCACCAAGGCTGGGGTAATTGTTGACCTCGGAGATGAATTTAAAGGCGCGATTTCAGATGCTCTGAAAAAGGCCGCACAAACACTCGGAGTCGGTTTGTACTTGGCTCGTAGTGAAGATGCAATTGAGATTGAACAAGTAATTGACTCAGAGGCAGAGGTGAAGGCAATGCAGGCAAATGTTGCTCCAGAAATTTCGTCCAAGTGGGATGCGTTCACTGGAATGGCAAAGTCCCTTTCGCAAGAGAAGCGCGAACAGCTGAACCAGTACTGGGCAACCTATAGCAACAACAAGCCGAAGCCAAAGAAAGAGACTGTCACAGAGGCAGACCTTGACAAATTGATTGCCGAAGCAACTCGCCTCGCATTCGACGGAGAGTACGTTGTAATAGATGATAAGTGACATATCGCCACCTCAGTATTTGTCCCCGTCTTCATTAAGCACTTTCAATCAGTGTCCACAGAAGTTCAAGTTCAACAAGATTGACCTGATACCAGACCCATCCAATCACTGGGCGGTATTGGGTAATTTTGTCCACGACATACTTGAGGAAATGTACAAACTCCCACCAGAGATGCGCGTAATTGAATCAGCTCGTCTTATTGCAAAAGACATGTGGGATTCAAAATGGGCCGACGAGGCTTATCGCGTATTGCGTACTGATAAGGAGATTAAAGATTTCCGATGGACTGCTTGGTTCTGTGTTGAAAATCTTTGGTTGATTGAAGACCCAAAACTCGTTGCACCAACAGGCCTTGAGTTTGAACTTAATGGGCAAATCGGTGGCGTTCAGATTCGTGGATTTATAGATAGATACGGTCCCAGCAAAGACTCTCTGATGCTTACTGTCTCCGACTATAAAACCGGCAAAACACCAAAGGGTTCGTATGTTGACGAGAAGTTCACACAACTCTTGTTGTATGCAATTCTTCTTTCAAACCTTGGCGTTGGCGATGTAGACAAAGTTGAACTGCTGTACCTAAAAGATGGCGTTCGATTAGAAAAGACAATCACTACAGCGGATATCGAGAAGACAACAGAATATGTTTTGGAGACAAAACAAGAAGTTGACAACTCCTGCAAAACAGGAGTGTTTGAAGCAAGAACTTCATATCTCTGTAATTTTTGTAGTTACAAGAAAATATGTCCTGCATGGAGTAGATAAATGAGCATCTTGAATGACGACACCTTCGCCTATTACGTGGCTGAAGAAGTAAAAAATAAACTAACCCCATTACATAAGCAGTTGTTGATGGAAAAAGGCAATTGGGATAGATGGAGGGACGCTCTTGTGATTCTCTCGGACAGCCTTCAACAGCAAATTGACGACATCGAAATAGATTCTGAAGCGGATAAGGCAAGATTTCTCGCAATGGGACAACGAGGCGCAAGGCTTCTTCGCGAATCAATGAATGCGTACCAGGGGAAAATAAAAAAGATTAAAAGATTTAAATTCCATGTTGACAAGAGACTTGACGAAGTTCAACTTATGATTGAAAGCGGCGAAGCGTTAGTTAGGGACGGCTGGCAAGAAGTTGAATTTCTTAAAAGAGCCATCGCCGAGCACCGCTCGATGTTGAGGGATTACGACCTTGAAGAAACATCAATCGACAGGGCTCTCTGGGCGGCATTGGATAATAGGTGGGAATTCGACCGGGTGGATGTTGATAACCTCTAGTAATGGAGCGCAAAAAGCCAATAAAGCGAAGCAAGCCACCAAAACAAAAAACTCCATTAAAAAGAGGTGCTCCTCCTAAAAAAAGAAGCAAAAAGATGGAGGCCACCTATGAAAAGCGCAGACCTTTCGTGGCGAAAATTCTTTCAGAGAGACCAAACTGTGAGGCATGCGTAGTGTTTGCAAAGCACGATGGTAAAACTACGTTTATTCAAAGACCAAGTGTTGACGTTCATGAGTTAATCCGTCGTTCTCAAGGCGGCTCCATTCTCGATGAAAATAACGTTCTTGCCGTATGCAGGCAATGCCACACAAGAATTGGAAATAATCCGCAACTATCTTTTGATTTAGGTTTGGCAAAACAAAGTTGGAAAAAATAACTTTGATTTTTTTTATTTGACACTTTCAGTATTTATTTTAGTTGTACTCTTTTAATCCTTAGGACCGTTATAGGTGCGAGGGCCGGGTGCAAAGGGCAACGTGCAGCACCCGGTTCTTGCATGTACAAAATCACCACAATTAATTTTTAATTTGTTTACTAATCAGTATTTATTTTTAGTGTTACTCTTTTTTCATCTAGCCCATATCTACCCTCAGCGGAAGAAAGGCAGGTGGTCCCAAAGGTCTAGTAGCGAGAGCTACGGCAAAGCGACGGCAAACATCAGCGCCACCAGCCCAAGTGACACCCGCCGAACCGGCTAGATGTTCGGCTATTGCCACAACGGGGAAACTGGTGTCATTTCCACCAACGAGACTGGCCCACACCGACTTTGGCTCATAAGAAAAGAAATAGAAAATCTTGTTATCAGATTCTCTATAGACCTAGTCGCTATTGAGGGCTACGCCTTTTCTTCAAGAAACTCACAGTCCCATTCAATCGGTGAATTAGGCGGCGTTGTACGCCTTCTGCTTTGGGAACTTGGAAAACCGGTGGTAACTATTCCTCCAACGTGTCGAGCAAAATTTGCAACAGGAAAAGGAAATGCTTCTAAAAATGAAGTTATTTCTTCGATATCTGCAAAAACCGGACTTATCTGGCAGAATCCCGGTGCGGACGACAAATGCGACGCATGGGTGATGGAGGAAATGGTCCTGTGTCGCCTCGGAAACCCCAGATTTAGTTGGCCAGCGACACACATGACAGCGCTAGAGAAAGTAGATTGGACCTACCTAAATTCCTATATTGAAAAACTTGGAGCGTCATGAGAAATGGGCCTATTAGTCAAGTCGAAATAGAGCAAGAATTGCTTCGACTTATTGATGCACTGGAAGTAGAGACAGAGAAATTTGAAGTCCTTGCAGTTGATGCCGCAAAGAAAGAAGCAGGTTATAAGTCTAACTGGGCAAAAGAATACCTTGCTGCAAAAGGCTCAATCAAAGAGCGAGAAGCATGGGCGGATTACAAACTTGACCAAGTTGCATTTGATTTTAAAATTGCAGAAGCACTTGTAAAAACCAAGCGAGAGGCTCTGCTCTCCCTGAGAACATCTATCGATGCGATGAGAACACTTAATGCAAACGTGCGAGTGCAAGTATGAATAATATTCACCAATCGCTCAAGTCAATGGCAGTTGATATTGATTCGCTTTCCCCTCTTGAGGGCAACCCAAGAGTTGGAAATGTCGATGCAATCATGGCTTCCTATTCAGAGTTTGGCCAAGTAAAACCAATTGTCGCCAGAAAGAATGAAGATGGAACTTCGACGGTAATCGCTGGGAACCATCAGCTTGAAGCAGCAAAGGCTCTTGGCTGGGATGAGATTGCTGTTGTGTTTTTGGATGCAGACGATAAACGTGCTATCGCATTTGCTCTCGCAGACAACAGAACAATGGAGCTTGGATACACAGAGCCGGAATTACTTACTGACATGCTTCTTGATATTAGTGAGTTTTATCCAGAATTGTTAGAGGACCTTGGCTGGGATGAGTTCGAGCTTGCAGCAATAGAGAGTGAATCAATAATCGACGAGCACCGTGCGGCTTCTGGAATTGAAGATGGCTTTGATGCCGAGCTTGAGCAGAGCAGAAAAAATTACGAAGCCGCCGCATCTTCAATTAAGACAATGATTGAGCAAGACAAAGACGGAGAGAACAGAATTGTTGCTCCCTCTAATCTCGACCACAACGATATTGCAACTCGTGGTTCTACTATTGCGGTTCCTGGTGCAGCACCTCAAGCGGCTGTCCAATACACGTTGGTGTTTGACAACTCCGACCAACAGGCTGTTTGGTACAAGTTTATAAAATGGCTTCGCAGTGACCCAGAATTTGTTGGAAATACCACTGCAGAAAAGTTAATTAGTTTTATAGATTCACGAATGCCATGACCAGACAAAGAATGTTCTTGGACATGTCGTGCCTTGAGGCTGCTAGGCAACGCATCCGACATGTTTACGACATTTTCGACACTGTATGCGTTCAGTTCTCCGGTGGCAAAGACTCAACCGCTGTTCTGCTTTTAGCAAAAGAAGTTCATGAAGAACGAGGACTTGGGCCGGTAAAAGTAATATTTCGCGATGAGGAAATGGTTAGTCCAAAAACGATTGAATACGTAGAGCGCGTTCGCAATTATGACTGGGTAGACATGGAGTGGTACTGCCTTCCATACCCGGCAGAAGTATGGGTTCTCGGTAGACGTGAAACCACGGTCCTGTGGAGCGAGAAACGACGACTCGAAAATAGGCTCGTTCGAGATATGCCGCCATGGGCGATTACTGCCTACGACTTTGGATTAGACCATTCCCGCTCATTGCCGGACCAGACAGATACCTACATCATGAATGGCAAGGTCGGCAATGTCGCGTTCCTTACTGGGGTGAGGGCAAGCGAATCAATGGTTAGGTATCGCTCGATAGTTCAGAAGCTGCATGAAAACTACATCGTCACGCCATACAAGCTAAACAGAAACGTTCCACTGAAGTTTGCAAAGATTATTTATGACTGGAACACAGATGATGTTTTCAAATTCATAACCGAAGAACACAATGCAGAATACTGCGAGTACTACGACTTGGCCGCGCTCACGGGAAGCAATACTCGAGTCGGAATACCGCTGCACTCTGTTGCCATTCGAAGAATCGGTGATGTGGTTGCCACCGAACCAGAATTTTACGACAGACTGTATGAATGTTTCCCGCACATAGATGCGCAGAGGAGATGGTGGAAAGATTTTGACATTGAAAAACTAATCGGTAGTTACTCCAAAGATGGTTTTACTGGTGCCGGCAGTTTTGTGGATGACTACATTCTTGGAGAACGAGATAATCGTCAAGCAAAAACCTTTATAGCAAGATTTAGACAGAAGCATGTTCAGGACCCATATGGATACCCAATTAGCTGGCTGATTCGCAACCTATTACTTAACGACATCGATGTTGTAGCGCCAACACCTGTTGGACCAAAAACTAAAGCCCATGCTGTAAGAGTAGAGGAGAAAGCAGAACAAGATGGATATTAAATACGTTGCAATAAGTGAACTAAAGATTCCATCATGGAAAGCGACCCACATACTGAGACCCGATTTACTCGTCTTGTCTGCATCGTTGTATGAGTTTGGTTTTATACAACCAATCCATGTGCGACGCGAGACTATGGAGATTATCGACGGAAGTGAAAGATGGCTTCTTGCTTCAAATGTTTCCCATATTGCTAAAAAAATCAACAACAAGATTCCCGTGATTTTCCACGACTGCGATTCGATTGAGGCAATGATGATGCACCTCAGGCTCAACAGGGGGAAAGGCTCTTTAGTGGCCAAGAAAGTGTCATCTATTATTCGAAAGCTAAGCATGTCCGGAAGATATGACAAAACTGATTTTGATAAGTTATTAAAAATAGGTGTAGATGAATTAGAGTTGCTCGAAATGGGGGACTTGATAAAGATAAGAAAGGTTCCCGAACACACCTATTCGAGGGCTTGGGTTCCAATCGAAGCACCAAGCAACTCCGTTGATGGAGGACCCTACATTGAGCGCCCACCAAATAGCGATAGATAGTTTATTATTGGTGCTACACTCTAAAATGACAGTCAACAAATAAAGAGGAATCATGCCAGGACTCAGATACGGCCCAGACATTACAGACGATGCAGAAGTGCTCCGCAAGGATTACGAGCGTCTTCGCAAACTTCGTGGCCAAGGTCGTATGACCGATAGAGCAAAGTCGCGCATGAAAGAAGTACAGGATGCGATTCGTGCTGGATTCGGCGACGTTGCAACGATGAACAAGCTGGCTAAGTACTCAACTGCTCGACAGGGCTACGACCAATCTGGCAGAACAAGAAGCGTCGCTGGCGTTAACCTCCGCGGCAGACCAGCCCTTCCACCTGGTTTGTTGAAGCAGAGAAGAGATAGAGCGAGACTTGCTCGCCGTTCACTTGCTAATCGCTCCGCCGCCGACATCAGAAATGCTGGGCGTCAGGCAACAAAGAAAGCAGCCAAGGCGACAAAGAAAGCAAAGAAGGCAAAGAAGGCGGCCAAAAAGGCCCCTGCTAAGAAAGCTACAAAGAAAGCCGCCAAGAAGGCACCGGCGAAGAAGGCCGCAAAGAAATCAGCAAGACCAGTTAAGAAAGCAGCGAAGAAATCTCGCTAACCTTACTTAGGGTTTAAAATATGACCAACAAGGGGAATATGGTGCAAGACGTACATAAGCCAAAGTACTTTGGCGACGGTGAAGATACATTCAGCAAAACTGAATGGGAAAAAGAATTATGGTCGCTTCTGCGTGAGCGCTATGCACGGAAGTATGCAGAAAGCCGAGTTTCCGACCGGCCGTTTGATTATTTCTCCCCGCCAGACTATGAAACAATTCTTGAATGTGAAAACGAGTTGCGGTCCAGGGGCATGGTCCAGACTTACAGAAACTAGTAATTAATAAGGTTTTTAGAATTAAAACATCTAATTACAATTTATTGAATTACTAGGTAATGCTACAATTGGACTGAAAATTTGTAGCAAAGGTGAGTCATGCTCGTTTCAGTCAACGAATTAATCACATACATGGACATCTCCCTTTCCATGCGTCAGAGGGATGCTGCCGAGCTTGTACTCAGCGGGTTGCAGAGTGAGCTTGAGTCGTACCTGCGTCGCCCCATCGAGCAAACAGAGTTCACCGAAGAGCATGTTCTTGATTCTGGACACATCGGTATCCCTATGGGAACAATGCTTTCGGTCGACCGCCCAGTAAACGACTCCTTCACTACCTCAAGTCCAATCGAAGGGACCACATACTCCGAACCAACGCCGACCATATACCTGCGTAATTCCCCTGTTGTTTCTGTTGACTTGGTTACCGTTAAGCCGCAGTTTGGAACACTCCGGACCCTCGTCGAAGAGGAAGACTACGTTGTTCGCCGATATGGAATCGATTATTTTTATGCAATGGCAAACGACGTTGTCACTATCACCTACACAGCAGGTTTGGATGGAGATAATATTCCGGCATTTAAGTTGATGATTCTTCGTGCTGCAACTCGAGAAATGCAAAACATGCATGACGATGTTGTTGGCGTTAAAGACCTCAATACAAGAAATGTTGCACCACTTGAAACTGGATTTACCGATAGAGAGCTAATGGCTTTGAAGAGGTATCGAAGAGTAAGAGTTGCGTAATGGCTAAGGTTCAAGGCCGAATAACAATCGAGGTTGAGGTCGAGGCTGATGACGTTCTCGAACTTCTAGACAAAATTGAAGACCGCTCAAAAGATATGCGTCCAGTATTTCGATGGACAAAAAGTTACCTCGAAAAAGCCAATGCTGCCAACTTCGCCGCAAATGGTCTCCCAACAGGCAGCACATGGAAACCACTCAGCTCTGATTACGGTTCATGGAAAGCATCGAATTATCCAGGAACTGGAATGCTTCGTCAGACTGGCAGATTATTTAGAAGTTTAACTAATCTTAGCGATTCTGCTGCGAACATCATTTCCAATGACAGTGCAACATTTGGTACAGCTGTAGAGTATGCAAAATTCCATCAGTATGGGACGACAAAGATGCCGAAACGGCAAATTGTATTTACGCCGCGAGAATTTCCTAAAGAACTCGGTGTGACTATGGCTAAGTACATAGTTCTCGGCGAGGATGGAATTGTATGAACTTGATGCACGGTCCGCAGTTTGCCAAGAGCTATGTCAATGAATATCTGAAAACAGATATCCCATCGCGTATCGTCTCTTACAGAAATGGCTGGAATGTTGATGACATAACCCTTCCAGACCCTGTTGATTATTTTATTCATGAACCCCTAGCCATGGACAATTGGCCGACGCTTATAACCGTAGCGATATCGACGAATAGACTGAACCGAATCGGCCATGATGGCTCGGACCCCCTATACAGGGTCGACTATTCAATGAGGACGTACGTATGGGTTCGCGCTGGCGGCGCGGAAGAAGCGACAATAATGAGAGACCGCCTAACTACCGTCATCCGGTCAGCACTCCTGGATAAACCATGTTTGAATGCCTATGACGCTCGTAACTCTTTTCAGGCAATGATTGACGAATCGACCATGAGAGAGGAGTTCTCTGACTTAACCCTCTTGAAGGGTGACAGATTTCTTGCTGGTTCATATGTTGCTTACACAATGCAAATCGATGAAATAGTCAGTCGTGAGGCGATTGGCGAGGTTGCCGAGTTCGACCTTGAGGCAAGACAGACGCCAATAGGTGAAGATTTGCCTACATTCATTGAAGATGAGGTCTAATATTAATAAGTTAAATAAAAAATCCGTTTACAGTAGTTCTTTTGAACAGTTGCATTAGATAATCAACTTTCATCTGTACAATTGAACTCGATAGCGGGATACACAAACCGTAAACGAGCAACAGGAGTGTCCAATGCCCGGTGTAGTCATTTCAACAGCAGTAAGAACAGGCCCTTCAGCAACGACCGTTCGCGAGTCGTCACAGCTGTTCGTAGTCGGTCTCGCAGAGCGAGGACCAGATGCAGCAGCAGTCATGGTGGAGAGCATTGCCGATTTTGAGGCGACCTTTGGTGGTTACCAGTCGTACTCATATCTTCATCCGACAGTGGAGACATTCTTCGAAGAAGGCGGCACACAGTGCTACGTTGCTCGTACCGTAGGTGCCGCCGCAACAGAGGGAACTCTCGCACTTTTGGGAACTGGCGCACAGTCTGCATCAACAGTTTTGACACTTGACGCTAATGGCGCTGGCGCATGGAGCGCAGACGTAGAGGTTACTGTCACACATCCAAGCGTGGACACATTTAAAGTTTCACTTTCCTACAACGGAGATGTCATTTACACAACTGGAACAGTAACAACTGTTGCACAGGCTGCTGGAAGAATCAATCTCAGCTCGGTAGCTTCACGTTATGTAACGGCAACAGCTAATGCAGCTGCAACTACTAGACCAGCTACAGTTGCTGGCTCGGCACTTTCTGCTGGTGCAGACGACAGAGCATCGGTGACACAGTCTGATTACGCAGACTCGCTTGATTTGTTCTTGGATTCGTATGGTTCTGGTGCAGTTGCATGCCCAGAAGCACACACTCTCGCAATGAGCGAAGACTTGGTTGCACATGCAAACGCAAATAACAGAATCGCGATTCTGCATGTCGCGGAAGCAGCAACAACCGCAGATGCAGAAACAAGAGCTCTTGATGTTCAAGGTGGAGACCATGCTGAACATGCAGCGTTGTACTACCCATGGATTGAGGTTCCAACAACGACTAATGGCGTTACTCGCTACATCCCGCCAGATGGCTACGTAGCAGCAAAGCGTGCAGTTGCTCACAACCAAACCGGTTCACATGTTCCCCCAGCTGGTCTTCTTTCAGCTGCGCGATTTGTTTCTGGAGTCAAGACCGACATCAACAAAACCGATGGAGACGCACTCGACGAAGCGTATGTGAACGTCATCCGTTTGATTCAGAACTCGGTTCGAGTCTATGGTGCTCGCTCACTATCTTCGGATGAAGACAACTTTAGATTTATTACTCAGCAAGACACGGTTAACCATGTTGTTGTTGAGGCTCAGAGAAGCCTTGAGGACTTGGTCTTCAGCACAATTGATGGAAGAAATACAATCTTCAGTGCTGTTGAATCACGACTTATTGCGATTCTCTCTCCACTCCGCGACATTGGTGCACTCTTCGAGGCGTACGATGTGAACGGAAGAAAGCTCGACTCAGGTTTCACAGTCCGCTGCGATGCGAAGCTCAACCCAACTGCACAGCTTGCCGGTGGCACTGTGAAGGCAAAGGTTGGCCTACGTGTCAGCGGTGTTGGCGACAAAATCGAAGTCGACATCATCAAGTCAAACCTTACGGCGTCAGTCGTCTAACGGAGGAATAAAGCATGCCAAATACAAAGGTTTCTCAGAGGCAGGTACTCGGAAGTATTGTGCCCGTCAACCAGAGCCATCCAAAGTGGACGAACTTCAAGTTCGCTCAGGTTTCTGGCGGCGAAATCACCGCTTCAGTGGAGAAGATTTACGAAGGCGGCAAACTCCGTCCAACAGTACTCTGTGCTCCATCGGAAATCGGTGACGTTACTTTGACGGCTCACTACGACTCAGACAGAGTAGCTAGCGACCTCGGAACTGGAATTGCAGAGAAGATTGCTCGTCTCCGCCCGCTTGTTGGTCGTGCAGAGTACGACTTGACAATCCAGGTTTATGACTGTGACCTAGCAGTTCCTGGCACTGACCGCGTGTATTACAAGGCCCTCCTTGTCGGTATCACCGAGCCAGACGGCGACTCATCATCGGGCGCTCCTGCAACATTTGCGATGACATTCGCAATCCAGGACGTAGAGTCACCAACTTCATAATCTAGAAAAACCTAGACGCAGTACTTCCACTATTAGTGGCTGGCCTGTGCTAGGTTTTTCCATATGAGCGACAACAGCCTTTACAGCACAGACGATACCCCTTCTACCCCGGCGCCAAAAGCCAAGCAGGCAAAAAGCGAGCCGACAGCGTCGAAGTCAGACACAGCACTTTCACGATTGCGTGAAGTTGTGACCAAAAAAGTTGAACGCGCAGTCGTGCTTCTTGAGGTGCCAGAACGTCCTGGCGTTCATGTGCGAATTAGCCCAAACATCACCCAGAATCAGATGCGCAACTGGCGCAAGCAAGCTGGTGAGGATTCAAGAAACGGTCTAGATGCAACCAAGTTTGCATGCATGGTTATCGGACACACAACAGTCGGTATTGAAATTGACGGCGAAGAAGTATTCGACGATAATGGCAATGAAATTACTTTTGCCTCTCCGTTAATGCTTGAAATGACCGAAACAAGTCGCCCACTTCCAGATTGCGTTCGTGCATTCTTTGGTGTTGACCCACACGTAGAGGCTGCTGCTCTTGCAATTCTTGATGCCGCAGGATTCTCGGATACGGTAGACGCTGTCGACCCTACGAGGGGCTCTTCGACGAACTAGTTGACGAGCCCGACATTAAAACAGCCGCCAGACTGGGCGAGCTGTTTGGTACGGACCCACTCCGGCTCCTCGACTCCGACGAGACTGACTGGTTCATAAGGCTTGCCTGTGCTAAAGTTATAGCGAACGACCGCGAAGAGCAAGAGCGAAAGTCGAAGACTCAGCAGCCCTGAGCTGCATAGCTCGGCCGCTTTTACACTCACGTGACTTAAAAATCATGGAGTAGTGAAGGTATGGCAGACGAGAGAATCGTCATAAAAATTGATGTAGACGCAAGGACTACAGCAATTGAAAAGACAACGCAGGCCGTAAAACGTCTTAAGCGTGAGGCTGGCAAGTTCAGCTCTGGGCGTGGTGATGTCAATAGTTACCTAGCACAGTCTGCTACCCGCATGAATCAATTCGGCAGTGGCGCTGCCAAAATGAAACGCCATTTTGACTTCATGGATAAGGGTGCCAAGATGTTTGGCAATACCTTAAAGAAATTTGTAACCATGTCAATCAAAGGCGTTGTTGCAGAAATGGCCCTCATGGGTGCAGCGATGCTGGGTATTCATGCTGCATTTCTTGTCGGAAAAGGATTGGCAAAGGCATATTCAGGGGCAATGCAGGTTTTGGCAGGTGGTGCTGCTGCCGCGGCCATCGCTCTAGGCACCGCGGCTGCTGCGGTCCGTGAACAACAGGCTGCCATGTACGCATATCGCGGTAAAGGTGCGAAGGAATTTGGAAGTGGTTTAAGTCAAGCACGGGTTGCTATGCGCGCACTTCAAATGGATGCCAGTCTCGCTGGACTTGGTGTTGCAAATCTGAACAAGGCTTACGCAACGATGTCGAAGACAATGACAACTCCGCAAATCAATGCTTCAACTGGATTGTTCAAAGCTCTCATGGATTTTGGTTCTGCTGGTCAAGACCCAGGTGCTGCTGCAGAAAAAGTCGGAGCAGTAATTGCAGCTCTTTCTGATAAGAAAAAGAGTCTTGCAGACGTCACTGCTGCAGCAAAAGCGGTTGGACCCGAGATGCAGGAAGCACTCAAGAAAGCTAACGTAAAAACCAAAGACCAACTTAAGCAACTCATTATGTCTGGAGAGTTGGCAAAAATTGGTGGTGTTGCTGGTCAGTTTGATGCCGTAAACCAAACACTCATCGGTCAGATTAAAACATTCTTCAATCTCGTAAAAGGTCAATTCGCTGACTTTGGTTTGACATTTCTTGAACCAGCAAAAGTTGCAATGCAAAAAATATTCAAAATTATCCAGCGAGACCTTCAAGCACTAACGGCTGTTACGTCTGAGTTTGGTGCCGGAACATTCATGGATGGTCTTGTATCTGCTGTTGACAAAATTAGTTCGGGCATGGTTAATCTCATTCAAAAATATCTTCCAATGGCGCAAGGGATGGGCGACAGACTAGGTGGTTGGTGGGGAAGCTTTCAGTCTGGATGGCGTCGAATGGTTGAAGCGATGCGTCCGTTTATCGAGGGTGCGCGCGTCCTTGAGTCTGCATTCAAACCAATTTGGGAAGCATTAAAAGGCGGAACAAAAAACTTTTACCAATTTAATGATTTGCTTCAGGAAAATAGGGGTGAAGTTCTCGAGTTCGGAACTCGCATAGGGGAAATAATTTCTGCTATATCTGACTTCAGCATGAAACTGAAGGAAGCATTTTTTTCTGCACTCCCCCTGATAAATGATGTACTCAGTGGCGTAAAGCAAATATTCAATGTGTTTAGCGGATTAATGACTCTCGGTTCCAAGGGAAACATGTTTACGGCATTGTTGCCAGTTCTTGGAATGTATCTTGGAGGAAGAGCGCTATCGGCGAATAAAGGTGGATTTCTCGCTACTGTTCCAAAGAATACTCAGACGATGAACGTGACCGCGCAGAGCGTAAATGTTGGTGGTCCTGGTATCGGTGGTCCAAGAGCTCCAGGAGCGCCGGTAGTTGGGACCACACCCCCAACTGGTGGACCTTCTGCGTTTTCTTCAGCAAGACAGCCAATGACATATCAACAGGCATTGGCCATGCCCGCTTCTGCTAGAGGCGGAATGAGTGCTAGTGATTATATGAGGCAGCAAAATGCTGCGATTACCGCTTCTGCACCACGCGCTGCTGGTGCGTATGCCGGTAGCGGAGCCACCGCATCTCCTAGTTTCTACTCTCGAATGATGATGCCGGCAACAGGTCCATTGGGTACAAGTGATTTTGCTAAACCTGGTCCTGGCGGTGGGTTTAAGGGATTCAGACAGAGAGTGCGTTATAACCGTTCTGAAACAAGATTTGGTGCTGGCCTTTTCGGTAACGAGAAACTTGGCAAGCAAGGCATAAATAACTCCATGACTGCAAAAATGGGAACCGCAATGGCTCTCGGTACTTTGAGCCAGTATGCCCCAGAAGAAATGAAGGGCGCACTGGCCTTAGGTGGAACAATTGGAGCATTCAACCCAATGGCTGGTCTTGCTGTTGCGGGTGTTGGTTCTGCAATGAAAGCTCGAGGCGCAGGTAAAGGTGCTCTTGCTGGAGCAGCAGGCGGTGCAGCGATTGGTGCATTCTTTGGTCCGATGGGTGTCGCCGTGGGTGCTGGCCTTGGTCTTCTTGCTGGCGGAATCATGGGTGGAGTTAATGAAGTAAAACAACGCGCGAAAGAAGCTCGTGCTTCAATCAAGAGTGCAGTTGGTTCGGTACTTACCGGAATTATGACTGGACGTTCTGAACAATTCACGGACAACATGAGGGCTGTAGCGGCAGGACAAAATACAGCAGGTCGGGCAGGTTCTCTTGAAAATGTTGGGGCTGAGTTCATCTCAAAGATGAAGCCACTTAGCGATAAAGCTGCTGCTGGGCAAGAAACACGAGCCGGAGAAGCTGCTACCGATGTGCTTAATAGAAATATTACACGCGCGATTAATCCGGTAGCACTTACAACTAGGACGCTTAGCGCATTGACCCCAGATTTTGTTGGAAATCTTATGTCCAAAATACCTGGTGGCGGAATGCTAAATAAAATTCCTGGTATGGGTTTGGCAAAAGGTCTTATTGGAATGGACGTGAAGACTGCACGAACCAACAGAAATGAAGATTTCTTGAACGACCTATTCAAGAATCAAGCGCTGTACGGTATGAAAATGACCGAAGATGAGCTTAAAAAAGCACTCAAAGACCCAGAAAACAGCGTTAAAGAGTTCGTGAAACAAATCGAAGAACGCGGAGAAGCATTTACTCAGCTCGACGATGTTAACGCAAAGCGTCTTGACACCCTTGAAAAAATGAGCGGTAAGTCTCGTCCAGAACTTGAAGCGCTTGCCAAGGAGATGGGCGTAAACCTATACGACGCCACAATCAAGTTTGACGACATGGTTACAAAGCTTGGTATAAACATGGTTCGCACAGCAGCTGAAATGCAGGCAGCAAACCAGGATGTTTTGCTCGGTGCATCAAAAGTATTTGATACAGCTATCAAAAAGAAAAAAGCTGAATATGCAATAAATGAAAAGACAAGGGCTATTGCAGATAAGGCTCAAGCAGGGCTTCTGAAGCCAGACAGCGAAGAGATGCTGACCTACATGTCAGGTCTAGGTGCAGACTTTACAGCGTTGTATGGGGGCGATTCGCTGAAGGCATTCGAAGCAATTTCCGGTCTGTACGGCAAAGGTGGAACTGCTTTCCAAACTGGTGGCGCCCTAGAGGGCCAGGAAGCACTATTCGCAGACAATCCAATGTTCCAAGAGTTTCTTAAAACCTCTAAGAGCGGATTGATAGATACAGGAGCAACACAGCTTGCAGGGCTAATTGGTAAATCAGGCAAGGTAGCAGATGTTGGTGCTATAAAAGCTTCTCTTTCCAAACTTTCAGACCAAGAACTAATGGCTCAATTGCAAATGTTGCAGCAGGGCGCAATTCCAACGATGGGTGGAACTGGTGACGCTGCAGAACGTAAAGCTGGTGGAATGGGCATGGAGGGGTACCTCAAGACCCTCGGAATTGACTACGCGGCTCTAGAAAAAGTTAATAATGACGAGCTCGACAAGTTAACAGACTTGACTGATGCTTCAGAAAACTTCAAGACAGCCGTCGATGAGTACAAGAAATTCACTCAAGAATTCTTCGGCGGTGACGGCGGAAAACCAGAGTGGTGGTCTAAAGATGCCATGAAAGAGATAATGGGCCAAGATACTTCCAGCCCTCGTGGAAATGGCATTGGCGACTCTACGTCGTCAAGACTGTCACAAACAATGGCGCGACATGCCGCAATGAATTCACAGTTGACAGGAAGTA